GACGCTTATAGTTGTCCAAGTTTGTTGTGACAAAACCACCCGTTGGTTGAAGTGAAGACTGTTTATTCCGTATTATGTATTGAGGTCCATACACTTTACGAAGTTCATTTTTAAATTCACTTCTACCTGCTCCCATTGAATTGAACAATTTAATTGATTTATCACTGTGATTAATTTTAGCGAGCGCGTAATGACCATCACCGCTTGAATATGTATGTGCGATATGAAGATACTGAACACCCACACGGGTCTTTGTAGGTTTAGTCATATGAGATGTTTTACGACATTGAAACTTGAAGTCGTAGTTAGTCTCCTTTTTTATATCTCGTCCAATCTTTTCAAAAATACCCCGACTTTGAAGAAGTTGCTTGGCAATCTCAGCGGCATCCTCTATAGCCATGAGGTGTCTCGCAGCAAGACTCGTGTTCATACGACTTTCTATGTAATCATTCGTGTCAATGTCTGACGTTTCCCCCTTTACCCTCAAAAGATTCTTACGGACATCTTTATTATTGATGAGTTTAATAGGGGTGAGATTCATATCTTACATATCATTGATATTTTTAAACCAATCGTATGTAAAAGTTTTTATGAATACATTATATTTAAAATTAGTTACCAAACGCAACCCCAGCCATACCATTCTTGATACGGAGTATGTTATAGTTCACCGCATATACACGAGAATATACACTGGGAAACTCAGAGGTTACACCGGTGAGAGATAACTTCGCGTTATCAATGCGGGAGAAGTTCAAGGAACCGGTTGGTTGTGTTTTTGATAAATTAAGACAGAATGGCCATGTATGAACGGTATCTCTATCGAGGACGCTGGTAGCAATAGCACCGGTGTGCATTTCTGCAACAACGTCGTGGTGATACACATTGGACATATTTTCGAATAAAGGTGTACCATTTATGTAAAGAGTTGATGTACCAAAGGTATAATGAACATTCCAATCATTACCCGAGATACTACCTGGAATTAAGTGAAGTGCCTTTATTGGGTGGTTAAAATATGTAAGATCATATTCATTATCAGATTGGGTACCGGGTTGAAACTGTGTTTGTGTAATCAACATTTCATGTTCATTATCCGTAAAGAACTTACGTTCGTCTGTATCCAAATATATATAATTCGCATAAATCTTTGGAGTTTCTACGGGGCTAAAGGATTCGTGTAACTTGATACGAAGTTCAACTTCATGGTATTGGAGAGCCACCAATGGAAGGCATTTGGTCCAATCTTCACCAAAGAAGAAAGGAATAGTAAAGTGATTACCCTTAGTATTATCGTGTTGTGTTTGAATAGTATTTCTCATGGAAGCCTTCGCGGCTGTGTCATTGTAAAGGACGTTGTGAATACCCTGAATGAAAAGGGAATCGAGTTCGCATATTTTTTGACCACCAATCCACAATTGAAACGTGGTTGGTAATTTTTCAGTTACAAATATATCATTACTACCATCACCATCAATTGAAATCCCTGGGGCTTCAATCCATATGTAACTCAAAAGATCGCCTTTGGAACGAAGTGGGACAACAATTTCATTAGAAGCCGCAAAAGTGCCAATATAATCAAGTCGCTCTGGACGCATAGAAAAATTAGTATGTTTCTTATAATTTTGTCTGAAGAAACTGACCTGAGGTTCGCCGGTGATGTATACATCCTGGACACCTTTAGATACAAGGTCAATCAAAGCAGCTGACATTTTTACTAATAAAGTATATTAAAATTTTAGGACAATGTTTACACAACAGTAAAATGGTAGTCTTCCAAGCACTAACATGGGAGTCTAGAGATACCGAAGATGAGCATCTCATCAGTATTTTTGGTAAGACTGAAGAAGGAAAATCGGTTTGTCTAACGACGTCTTTTACACCATATTTTTTTATAAAACTTCCCGATAATATTACTAATCAAAAACTAAAAACGGTGTATGACAAAATAGATGAACAGTGTAGAGATTCCCTTCTATCATATTCTGTCATGAAATCCAAAGATGTTTGGGGGTTTCAAAATAATCAAGAATTTTCATTTATGAAATTAAATTTCAAACATCTTCAAGCCAGACGTCTAGTTGATTCTTTCCTGAGAAAGCCGCTTGACAGAACTCCCGAACTTTTTGAGATATTTGGATCGCGGAATGTTAAGGTTTATGAATCAAATTTAGATCCAGTACTGCGTCTGATGCATCGTACAGGTATTCAATCGACTGGGTGGTTAGATACGGGTGACAAATGTGTTCGATCTCATCTAGCAAATGTTAACATGGATCTCTTTTGTAATGACTGGACTACATTGAAACCCGTGGCTAGAGACGACATCGCTCCATTTGTTGTAGCTTCTGTAGATATTGAATGCAATAGTTCTACAGGTAAGTTTCCTGACGCAAATATTCCGGGTGATGCTTGTTTTCAAATAGCTATTTCCTTGTGTAAGTTTGGCTCCGATGAACCATACGATAAAACATGTCTTTGTTACAAGAAAACAGATCCAAACCTAGAGGGATCTAATATTCTCAGTTATTCAACGGAAAAAGATATGCTGGAAGCTTTTCATAAATATCTTCACGAGAAAGATATAGATATTATCACTGGATGGAACATTTTTGGTTTTGATATGGAATATATTTACAAGCGTGCACAAATAAATAAATGTCACTTCGATTTTTTTAACCTTGGTAAGTTGAAAGATACCGAATCAGAACTTACAATCAAGAAACTTTCGTCGAGTGCTCTTGGTGATAATCTCCTGAAACTACTCCCAATGAGTGGTCGTTTCATCTTTGACATGTTTCACGAAGTGAAAAAGGGGTACAAACTTGATAGTTATAAACTTGATAATGTATCAAGATTATACCTTGGTGATCAAAAAATTGACATGGCACCAAAGGAAATGTTTGCGCGGTACAGAGAAGAAGATCCTGTGAAATTGAGAGAAGTTGCCGAATATTGTATTAAGGATACTCTTCTTCCACATAAGCTTATGAAGAAGTTATGTACTCTTCTAAACTTGATTGAAATGGCAAAAGCGACCTGGGTTCCGGCTACCTTTCTTGTGGAGCGTGGTCAGCAAATCAAGGTATTCTCACAACTTACAAAGAAAGCTAGGGAACTGGGATTTATGGTTCCAACTATTAGGTATGGCGCTATTCCAGAAGAACCTTATGAGGGTGCGACAGTCCTGGAGGCTCAAAAGGGTGCTTATTATACACCGATTACAGCCCTTGATTTTGAAGCGCTGTATCCATCCATTATGATGGCACATAACTTGTGTTATTCGTCATATGTAATGGATGAAAAGAAGTATGGCAATGTACCGGGAATCACTTACGAAACTTTCAATATTGGTGATAGAACGTACAAGTTTGCACAAGATGTACCAAGTCTTCTTCCAAGTATTCTTCTCGAACTCAAGCAGTTCCGTAAGCAAGCCAAAAAGGACATGGCTAATTCGAGTGGTTTCATGAAAGAAGTCTACAATGGTAAGCAGTTAGCCTATAAGATTTCTATGAACTCTGTCTATGGTTTTACTGGAGCTGGTAAGGGTATTCTTCCGTGTGTTCCAATTGCTTCTACAACAACTTCTAAGGGTCGTAGTATGATTGAGGAGACTAAAGCATACGTAGAGAAGAACTTTCCAGGAGCAAAAGTGAGATATGGGGATACGGATTCTGTTATGGTTGAGTTTGATGTAGGTGACCGTAAAGGTGAAGAAGCTATTGCGTATAGTTGGGAAGTAGGTGAAAGAGCTGCAGAAGAATGTAGCGCTCTCTTTAAAAAACCGAATAATCTCGAACTTGAAAAAGTGTATTGGCCATATTTCCTCTATAGTAAGAAGCGATATGCTGCAAAACTTTGGACTAAAGGTAAAGATGGAAATATGCACATGGATTATATTGATGTGAAAGGTCTTCAACTTGTACGAAGAGATAACACACCACATGTTCGAGAAGTATGTAAGGAACTTCTTGATGTAGTTTTAACATCAAGTGACCCAGGTCCTCCAAAAGAACTTGCTAAAGAGCGTGCCATTGAGCTTTTGTCGGGTGATGTCCCAAATCATAAATTGATTTTGAGTCAATCGCTCTCTGATACTTATAAAGTTGGGGGTAAAAATGTCCAAGTGACAAGTTCGGAAAGTGTTAATATTAATCAATCGCATGTGCAAGTTGTTACAAAAATGCGTCAAAGAAAGCCTGGTTCTGAACCACAATCTGGTGACAGAGTTCCATATATCCTCACAAAGACGCAAGATTCCAAAGCCAAAGCGTACGAAAAAGCCGAAGATCCAAAATATGTAGAGGAGCATGGCATACCTGTAGATTATCACTATTATTTCCTTAACAAATTCTTAAATCCTGTGTGTGATCTATTGGATCCACTTTACGCAAATGTTAAGGATGAAATCTTTGGTGAGATTATTAATAAACACAAACCACTCAAACCTCCGAAGTTACCACCCTTGAGTGGTATGAAAAAGGATGAGCTTATCGCTGAATGTAATCGCCTTGGTTTAGAAGAAACGGGTACACTGGCTATCCTTAAAACTCGTATTAAGGAAGCTAGAATGAAACAAGAAGAGTCCGTTGAAGACCTATTTAAAAACTACGAGCATAGTACAATTAAGAATGAGTCTATATGAAAAGATTACAAAGCTAGTTGATGAGGAGATAGAACATCGTATGAATACTATTCTCAATGATTACGCTGAAACTCTTTCAAAAAAACATGGTATTTCACTTGAAATTCTTCTGAAAGATTTACCAGATACATATTCGAGTACAACATGTAAAGGTACAAAATCGAATGGACAAAGATGTACATTCAAAGGTATGTATAGTGGTTATTGTCGACACCACGCAGCTCAAGGAGTTCGCATTAATTGTCATAGATCACTTTCAAGTTTGAGTCTTCACAATCACCCATCAGATCAAATGTTTGTAGAAGGGTGTCCAGCTTGTGAATCCTCTAATGAGCTTATAGAATTAGGAACTATATAATGTAATGAGCAAAACTGATATTCTACTATCTTCAATTAACCAATTTTACAACAACGAAAAGAATAGATCAAAATTATTAACTGTGTTGGATAAAGCAAGTGGTATATCTCTCCGAAATATCGAATGGTTTATAACAAATTATTCAAAGAAAAATCACACCTCTTATAACACCAGTGATGGTAAGTTATTTACCGTACATTGTGCATATAAATCAAGTTTAGATGGATATAGTAAAAAGTTATTTGATCCATTTTGTAGATCCGAGAAATTTTCATATATTGTACCAGGTACATCCCATGAAATTCAAACTACATTGGCACAATTGAACTTCATCAGATGGTGTATTAAGAATAAAATTATTGATTATATTTCTGATAATAGAGACTCGCTATTTAATAGGCAGGTCGCATAAACCCGTTATCAAATGTAAAAGTTTGATACCCTGTATAATACATATTCAATGAAAATGTATTAGATTGAATAGTTACATTGTCAGTTTTTAGTTTGACTTCGATATTTGTCTTATCGGATTGTATTGCACTAAAATCTAGATTTCCAGATGGTTCTACATTTATTGGATTCATCGAGAAACTATACGTATATATATTTCTAATTGGTCTCGATAATCTTTTTTGTGATGGAATAAGATACTTATAATATGTATGATCCGTTTTTGTTACGTTTGGAAGTTTATTTCCATTTATATAAAAGCTCGCTTCGTCCATTACCGACGCATAAAATGTATATGTTTCGGAGAAGTTCACATTAGAAGAAAAGTTGAAGCGATTATGAATATAATACTTACCCGTGTCAACTTCACCAACTTCTTTAATTACATCTTCGTTTTCAAATGTCGTGTTTCTTAAAAACCAATGAATACACTTTACAGGAATATTTGGAACCAAGTTATTTCGGATAACATTTTTACCAATTTCACTAATTATTATTGGATGTTTTTTAACTATATCAGTTACCAACAATTGTGGCTGAGTCACCCAATAATTTCGCTCTTCTCCACTTACTGTTATTTCTTCTGTAATTAAATTAAATGATGGGAGTGTTAATACTTTAGCAGAATCTGTAAAAAATGTTTGTTTATGAAATTCAAATTCAAATTCAATTTTTTGTTTATATATAGAACATATTGGAAAATATGGTCTATTCGGGGTATTAGAAGAATATTCATCACTTGAATACTTTCGCGAAAAGAAAAAGTGAAGTGGTATAACCACTTCCGCGTCATACCTAGCGGTATTTTTGTACGCATCTAATGTTGAATCATCGTAACCAAGGTTTCTATTTACAAGAAATCTATTTGCAACTTTTTCTGACATCTCTAAGTAAAGCTCGTCATATATAATTCCCCAATCATCATGTATTTTCTCAACCTCCAAATCATCTACATACATGGTAATACTTTTAAGAATATGCCGCCCAATTTGGTCTGCATAATTTTCATCGGGATCCAGACCTGGTAAAGTAATACTCATCCACATATTACTTAAAAAATCACCCATGTTTCTTGGATTAAATTGTACTTTTATAGTTTCATTAAATGGCCACGTTGCAATTTTTCCAGGATTTGTAATAATTTTACTTCGGTGATATTTTCTAAACTCAGAATGTCTTTTATCCAACGTATAATTAAAGAAGGATTCTTCTGGATCTTTAGAAAGCAAATATGTATCTTGCTTCCCAATAGCTTTGAGCGATATTTTCGCAGCTTCACCCATACTTATCTATTGCCTACATATTTTTAATATCGGTTTTCCACATATCAATATGACTTGTCTTTTTCATTTGTTCCAATTCAATTCTCGCCTGCTTTGCTTCATCAATGAGGGCCTTCACACTCTCTTCGGTATACTGTACCGTCTTGATATTGAGGAGATAGTCATATGT